GGTCTGGTCACCGGGATGGCGGAAGACCTGCAGAGTCTGGTGGGGGCCACGGTGGTCCGCCGCCGGGTGTATGCCCGTTTTCTGGATGCGGTGAATTTCGTTGCGGGCAATCCGGAGGCGGACCCGGAGCAGGAGCTGAGTGACCGCTGGGTGGTGGAGCAGATGTCGCAGCTGACAGCCATGACGGCCTCGTTTGTGCTGGCTACACCGACCGAGACGGATGGGGCGCTGTTTCCCGGTCGCATCATGCTGGCGAACACCTGTATGTGGGATTACCGGGGAGATGAATGCGGGTATAACGGTCCTGCGGTGGCGGATGAGTTCGACAACCCCACCACGGATATCCGTAAGGACAGATGCAGCAAGTGCATGCGCGGGTGTGAACTGCGCAGGAATGTCGGCAATTTTGGCGGTTTCCTTTCCATTAATAAACTTTCGCAGTAAATCCCGGTTTATGACACAGACTGAATCAGCGATTCTGGCGCATGCCCGGCGGTGTGCGCCTGCGGAGTCGTGCGGCTTCGTGATAAGCACGCCGGAGGGGGAGTGGTATATCCCTTGTGTGAATATTTCTGCAGAGCCGGAGGCGTATTTTCGTATCGCACCGGAAGACTGGCTGCGGGCAGAGATGCAGGGGGAGATTGTGGCACTGGTCCACAGTCATCCCGGTGGGCTGCCCTGGCTGAGCGAGGCTGACCGGCGGCTGCAGATAAAAAGCGCACTGCCCTGGTGGCTGGTCTGCCGGGGTGACATTCACAAATTCCGCTGTGTGCCACATCTGACAGGACGGCGCTTTGAGCACGGGGTGACGGACTGTTACACGCTGTTCCGGGATGCTTATCATCTGGCGGGGACTGAAATGCCGGATTTTCATCGCGAGGATGACTGGTGGCGCAACGGTCAGAACCTTTACCTGGACAATATGGCGGTCACCGGCTTTTACCGGGTGCCCCTGTCCTCTGCACAGGCGGGCGATATTCTGCTGTGCTGCTTTGGTGCTTCGGTACCGAACCATGCCGCCATTTACTGCGGCAACGGTGAGCTGCTTCACCATCTGCCTGAACAACTGAGTAAACGGGAGAGGTATTCCGAAAAATGGCAACGACGAACGCATTCTGTCTGGCGTCACCGCCACTGGCACGCATCTGCCTTCACGGGGATTTACAACGATTTGGCCGCCGCCTCAGCCTGTATGTGAACACGGCAGCGGAAGCCATTCGCGCCCTGTCGATGCAGATGCCGGGCTTTCGCCGTCAGATGAACGAAGGCTGGTACCAGATACGTATTGCCGGTGATGACACGGCACCGGAGGCGGTGTACGCCCGTCTTCACGAACAGCTGGGTGAGGGAACGGTCATCCACATTGTGCCGCGACTGGCCGGGGCCGGAAAGGGTGGACTGCAGATTGTGCTGGGGGCGGCAGCCATCGTGGGCTCTTTCTTCACTGCCGGGGCATCAATGGCGTTATGGGGTTCAGCCCTGGCAGCCGGTGGTTTTTCTGCCACCACGATGCTGTTTTCACTTGGAGCCAGCATGATTCTGGGCGGTGTGGCCCAGATGCTGGCCCCGAAGGCAAAAACACCGGATTACCGCGCAACGGATAACGGCAGACAGAACACGTACTTTTCCTCGCTGGATAACATGATTGCCCAGGGGAACCCGATGCCGGTGCCTTACGGGGAAATGCTGGTTGGCTCCCGCCGTATATCCCAGGACATCAGCACCCGTGATGAAGGCGGGGGCGGAAAGGTCGTGGTTATCGGGCGGCAGGGGTAAAAAGAATAAAAAAATCCCGCAGTGATCGCGGACAGGAACTGCGGGAGAGTTACGAAGATTAAGTGTAAGGAATTATTCTTATATCACGACAAAAAAATTAACGCAGAGAAATTATACGCGCCACAGTCAGTTTGTGAAAATGTGAAGATATTCAGAATTTTTATGCCATTACCGGTTTTAACCAACAGGATTATCGGTGGGCATGAAAGAAAACCCCGGTATCTGCTGATACCGGGGTTTCTCTTTAGCATGGCAGAAATGTGTTTCATGCTTTTCGGGCGAAGGATATCCGACTTCTGTACGGAATGGCAAGTGGCGGTTAATTTATTCAGGGGAAGGCTGTATGGGAAAAGGTGGCGGTAAGGCACACACGCCTCGTGAGGCGAAGGATAATCTCAAATCCACGCAGATGATGAGCGTGATTGATGCGATTGGTGAGGGACCGATAGAAGGTCCGGTGAAGGGACTGCAGAGTATTCTGGTGAACAAAACCCCGCTGACGGACACGGACGGTAATCCCGTGATACACGGTGTGACTGCGGTCTGGCGTGCCGGGGAGCAGGAGCAGACACCACCGGAAGGCTTTGAGTCCTCCGGAGCTGAAACCGGACTGGGCGTGGAAGTGACGAAGGCAAAACCGGTGACGCGCACCATTACGTCCGCGAACATTGACCGCCTGCGGGTTACCTTCGGGGTGCAGTCACTGGTGCAGACCACGTCAAAGGGCGACCGTAATCCTTCCTCTGTCCGGATTCTGATTCAGTTACAGCGTAATGGCCGCTGGGTGACGGAAAAGGATGTCACCATTAACGGCAAGACCACCTCGCAGTTCCTGGCCTCGGTGATTCTGGATAATCTGCCTCCCCGGCCCTTTAACATCCGGATGGTCAGGGAGACGGCGGACAGCACCACGGACCAGCTGCAGAATAAGACGCTGTGGTCGTCATACACCGAAATCATCGATGTGAAACAGTGCTACCCGAACACGGCCATTGTGGGGCTGCAGGTGGATGCGGAGCAGTTCGGCGGCCAGCAGATGACGGTGAACTACCATATCCGCGGTCGCATCATCCAGGTGCCGTCAAACTATGACCCGGAAAAACGCACGTACAGTGGTATCTGGGACGGCAGCCTGAAACCGGCATACAGCAACAACCCGGCCTGGTGTCTGTGGGACATGCTGACTCACCCGCGCTACGGCATGGGAAAACGTCTGGGGGCGGCGGATGTGGACAAGTGGGCGCTGTATGCCATCGGGCAGTACTGCGACCAGACGGTCCCGGATGGTTTCGGGGGGACCGAGCCGCGGATGACCTTTAATGCGTACCTGGCACAACAGCGTAAGGCGTGGGACGTTCTCAGTGATTTCTGCTCTGCGATGCGCTGTATGCCGGTATGGAACGGCCAGACGCTGACGTTCGTTCAGGACCGTCCGTCGGATGTGGTGTGGCCGTACACCAACAGCGATGTGGTGGTGGATGATAACGGCGTGGGTTTCCGCTACAGCTTCAGTGCCCTGAAGGACCGGCACACGGCAGTGGAGGTGAATTACACCGACCCGCAGAACGGCTGGCAGACCTCCACGGAACTGGTGGAAGACCCGGAAGCCATACTGCGCTACGGACGCAACCTGCTGAAGATGGACGCGTTCGGCTGTACCAGCCGCGGTCAGGCCCACCGTGCCGGGCTGTGGGTGATAAAGACCGAACTGCTGGAAACGCAGACGGTGGATTTCACGCTTGGGTCACAGGGGCTGCGTCACACACCCGGTGACATCATTGAAATCTGTGATAACGACTATGCCGGGACCATGACCGGCGGACGTGTCCTGTCCATCGATGCCGCCAGCCGTACCCTGACGCTGGACCGGGAGGTGACACTGCCGGAGACCGGCACGGCCACTGTTAATCTGATTAACGGCAGCGGTAAGCCGGCGAGCGTGGCCATCACCGCACACCCCGCGCCTGACCGGATACAGGTCAGCACCCTGCCGGATGGTGTGGAGACATACGGTGTGTGGGGACTCTCCCTGCCGTCACTGCGTCGTCGCCTGTTCCGCTGTGTCTCCATCCGGGAAAACACGGACGGCACCTTTGCCATCACGGCGGTGCAGCACGTACCTGAAAAAGAAGCCATCGTGGATAACGGGGCCCGCTTTGAGCCGCAGTCAGGCACCCTGAACAGCGTTATCCCACCGGCAGTGCAGCACCTGACGGTGGAGGTGAGCGCAGCTGACGGCCAGTATCTGGCGCAGGCTAAATGGGACACGCCGCGGGTGGTGAAGGGCGTGCGCTTCAGTCTGCGCCTGACCAGTGGTAAGGGAACGGATGCCAGACTGGTGACCACCGCCATCACCGCAGACACGGAGCACCGTTTCAGCGGCCTGCCACTGGGGGAATACACCCTGACGGTGCGGGCCATTAACAGCTACGGCCAGCAGGGCGAACCTGCGACCACCACCTTCCGGATTAACGCGCCTGCAAAACCCGCCACCATTGAGCTGACGCCGGGGTATTTTCAGATAACGGCGGTCCCGCGTCTTGCGGTGTATGACCCGACGGTACAGTTTGAATTCTGGT